ATTCACCTGCTCTACATAGAACCTAAAATCTTGCTGTTTAGTTGTGTCAGCATCCCATCTTGGGGCTCTAGAGTCAGTCACCCAAGGTGAGTTTGCGTCTTTCCTTGTTTGGTTGACAAAATCGTTACCAATTTTTATCGTTCGCTCGTTGCCCTTTCCTATCGTTTGCCCTTGAATTATCTTTTCGCCTGGCCATAGTTCTTCAGCATGTTCTCCTGCTGCTATCTGCTGCTCTTGCAAGGTCATTTCGCCTGGGTGCTTTTCTGCTTGTCTTTGTGAAACCCCTTCTTGACGCACTTGGGTGGACATATTCGTATAAGCCTGCCTTACGTCTTTGATAAAATGATGAGGCAGTGTAACAGCCCATTGGTTAAAGGCTGCCATGTTCCCAAGTGGGAGATCACCGGAGTTTATTGCCTCCCTTAGCGTTTTCAGGGCTGCCGCTTGTATTTCGTCATCCGTTGTACCAGCTATGCTGTTTAAGGATGCCTGCAACCCCGTTGGGGCAGACCTTCGATAAGTCCCAGGACGCTTTACTAAACTCCTAAATGCATTAGCTCTGCCTTCCGCCTGTGGATCACTCGTATAGGATATAAGGGTTAAGACATCAGCAGGAGATAATCTCTGTGGAAATCCACTAACATCAGCAGTGGGGAAGGTGCGAGCCACATCGGTTACATCTACGACGTTGCTAGACTGCGGGAATATTCCGGCCAGTTTTCGCTGCAATTCTTCGTCAAATTGTGTATAAGCCATATGTCTATTCCTACGTGAAAAACATTCGAGTGCCAAACAGCTCGTCTTCTCGTTTTCTGTTTCCTTGTTGTAGTCGTTGTCTGACCGAATGATCAAAAGGTGGGGACGCTTGCAAGAGGCTGCCTCCCATTCCTGCAAGATTGGCTTGGTCCACCATTGTTCGTGGTTGAAAAGCTATCTTCTCCCCTACTCGTCCGGGGGCAGTTGCTGCGCTCTGATCCTGTGCTGATTGAAAAAACTCCATTTGATCTTCCATTGCAGATTTTTTCTTTTCATCCACTAACAGCTTTCTTACTGCAGCGGCTTCAACCGGCATAAGTTTTTCTAAAATTGCCTCTATGTGAGGTTCTAGTACGGTGTTTCCGTTCATCATAAACCAATCCCTAATCCGCTAAGTGCTGCCCCTACTTGTCCCAATGAACCGATGGCTGAAGGTGTAGCTGTACTACGACCTCCATAAGCCCCAGAGATAGACGAGAGGTAATTCTGCAATGCAGTCTGAGGACGCTGTGCCTCATAGTTATAACGCATCATGGCTTGGTTGATACCTTCCTGAGTCATTCCTCGACGTTGCGCCCCCACATCCCCTATGGCTTGGTACATATCCATAGGCGCTCCCATGATACTGGGGTAAGCGCTTAGTCCGGCAGCCTGCTGTCCTAGTTCCATTTGAGCCATTGGGAGCCTTTGTCCTTGCGCCTGTTGGTAGGCGTTACCATACATCTGTGCCATAGGCATAGCCATACCCTGTGTTACGGCGTCAGTTATGGCCTGCTGTTGGAGCATATTTCCTCTGGAGCTTCCTCCAGGTTGGTAGTTCACGAGGCTGCCTCTTATTTGTGGGAGTATTCCACTTGTGGGATTTGTGAGCCTTCCTATTACGGCATCTCTGTAGGCGTCTGATAGTTCTCCGTAAGGTGTTCCTTCCCCCCTATCTACTCTTCCTGCTAAGAGGTCTGATCTTTGCTGTCCAGAGAATGGGGTTTGCCCTGCCATCTGACCAAGATTTGCCACTGCTGCCGCTGATTGTAGAGCGGCTGGGACTTCACCCTTTGCATAGTTGACAATAGACTCTTGGGCCATAGTCTGGTAAGGGTCAAAGCCTGCCACTGTAGGACCGGAATAATAACCAGGCAAAGTTGGCTTACCACCCGGCATATATAAATTTTCAGCCGTCTTGAAAGCCTTTTCTAAGTAAGGCTCCTGCACTCCCCAAGGGGCTGTAGTTGCTTGTGATGTAAATGCGCCTGACATAATTATTTCCTCTTATTTAACTCCGGGGTGCCAACCACCTTCTAATGCAATTAGGGTTGCAAGGTCAGTGCCTGCTGGTGTGGGGTTTAATAGACCTCTCCCAGCATTAAATACAGCATTACTCGCTACTTGTCTAGTTCCTGCATCATTTGCTGCTCTCTGTGCTGCTATCCATGCTGCGGATGTGTTAGGTTGTGCAGCCGTCCATTCCCTACCCTCTGGGGTAAAGGCTCTCCACCCACTAACTCCCGCATCTTGAGCCGCTTGGAATCTGCCGGGATAATATCTCTCGGCATTATCTTGAGTAAATTTCATAAAATCTGTTGTTTTGGTTCCATCCCTTAGTGTGTAGACTTGTGGAACAGTTGTCGTTGTAGCTGTTTCAGCAGAAGTGGTTCCAGTAGTGCCAGTTGATCCAAGGGGTGTATAGGTTCGTGGCACATAAGTTGCTGTGCCAGCAGGGGAATACTCAATCAGACCACCTTGTGCCCACGGTTGAAAGTTAGCGCCTTGATCGGCTACTATGGCTCTCTGGGCCTGCGATCTCAACAAGCCTTCCTCTGGCATAATGGCTGACCAATCCTGTAGGGCTGGCCTTGTGTAGGGGGTTGTTAGGAATTCATTTCCTGGGGCGTAGTTTACTAGGCCAGTTGTGCCGAGTGGGCCGGTTGTTCCAGGGATTCCCTTTGTGCCTCCGATGATTGTTATACCACCGGCATTTGGATCATCTGGGTCAAGGATACTATCCTTCCAATAATCAGAAGTAGGATCGCGCTGTCCAGTAGCGGGGTCTTTACCCTCTAGCCACTCATCCCACCTTGAACCCCCGGGACGAACATCTGTATCTCCAATATAAGTATCGCTACCTAGTCTGGCATTTTCAGCCTGATGTGCCATTCCAAATCTTTCAATTTTAATATCTGATGGGTCTGTAACGCCCATTCTTGGCAGCCAGTATCGTGCAGTCTCACTATTTGGGTTAGTTAATATTTCATTCCAAGCCCTTTTTAGATCAGGATACCTCATTACATAATCTTGGTATTCCTTGGCGGATTGTGTACCGCCAGTGTAATCCATTTTCCCCCCTGATCTTGCTCCAGTTACAAACGGAGACGCTTCCCTTATATCAGATAACAAGCCCTCAGTATAATTAAACTTAGTTGTAACTGGAATTTCCGTATCTATTTTAGCCCGAACGGATGCAGGCACATCCATAATGCTAATATTTCCACTGGCCTTGTCCTCATCTGAAGCGCGGGAAAGTGCCTCCTTAGCCTTGGCTACATAGTTTTTTCCTTCAGGTGTTGCGTGGTATTCTTTAGCCTTCGTCTTTGCTGGAGCTTCCTTATACTTTTCTTCCGCCTTAAATGTATTCAAGCTATTGGTGAAATCCTTATAAGCACCCTTACTCATTGTTGCGGCATTAGATGGAACATCCATACCCAACGCTTTAGCGTGTTTTATTATTTCATCTCTTGAATATTTTTTAGCCATCAGTGCATCCTAGCCGTTAGGTCTTTTGTTAGTATGTGATACGAGCATTTCCAATCCTGTAATATTCTGAGCCATCCCTTTCTGCCCCATGCTTCTAAAGACGTGCAGCCTACATTCATCGCCCAGTGTTCAATGTCTGGTAGGAACTGAATCCATTTTTCCATCTCTACCCCACCCAGAGCAATGATCCGTAGAACCTGTTTATTTGGGTAGGGGGCTATTTGGGTCACCATGCAGGCCAGGACTTCCTTTCCTTCAATGGATACCCATAGTTGCATAGTGCCTGAGGTAAGCTCTTCGTAGTAATGATCTGAGGTTGCTTCCCCTTGGGAATGAGAGACTACCTCCTCGACGTACTCCAGTATAGAGGGCCAGATAACATGGACATCATCTGGGCTTACTAAAGCTATCCTACAGTTTGACCCATGCTGAAGTGGATTCTTTGAAGAAATAAATTCCTTCGCCCGTACCTCCAGGGTCCCAGTTGGTTCCATCTGCGTAAACGATGTCTCCTCCTCTGGGTTTTTCTGGTTCGGCATGTACTCTCTCCGCTCTTAAATGTGTTTGGTTAAGTATGGTGTTACCCAACCGTTTAAGTTCTGTGACAACATAAATCCCTAAGTCTTCTTGGTCTAATGGTAATGGCCCCGGCTCATAATATGTAACAGACTTTACTACTCTGTCTTTGTATGTAGCCATTAGTAACTCTGAGAGCCTCTACGCCCTGCGTCATCTAGTTCTATTGAGTACCCGTCCAGCCTCCAGTCAAAGTCTCCAGTGGATTCAAACTTAACCCCGTAGAGTTTTCCTGATGCCCTGATTGAAACCTTGGATTGTGTGTCAGGATCAAAAGTCTGAGCGGAAGTCCAAGTGACTGCCTCCTCTGTAGACATTTGTGTACCTACATATACGTTTACTGTATTGGTTCCGGTCACTTCCATCTTGGGATAGATAGCCTTTATTCTCTTTACTACAGTTTGATCCTGCTGACCTTGGGCTGTGGTAGACATTCCTGTACGCGCAATAAATGAAGTCATATCCGTCGTGTCTTCCCTGTTTCCAGAAGCATTGCGATAAAGTTTTGTATCTGTGGGAGAGGCCATAACAAGTACGTTCTCTTCAGAATCCCAAGTCTGCGCCCACCATCCCAAAGCACTACTCCAAGTAGGAATCGCCGCTGCCCATGTAGTAAACGCATTAGGATCGGCTATCGTGCCATAACCAATGTGTGCTAAATCAGGCAAGTCTCTAATGGTAAATGCGTTATTTGTCCAGTTCCATACAACGGCTTTATTACATTGATTAGATGCTCCTTCTGGAGTTGGGAAACAAGCCCACATCTCTGTGTTTCCATAGTCAGCCACGACAAAGGACTTCTTGAATTGTGCGCCGTCAATGAATTGAAAAATGTAATCTCTAATCTTGTGGGGAAGAATAGAGGTTACCTTTTGACCATCATTAATATAGATATCGCCGTTCCCGAAGAAGAAGTGTCCACCATCATACTCCGCTACGCAGTTCTTGGTTAATGCGCCAACAGAGGGAGACAGTTGCCTAAAGGCAAAGATAAAAGGAGTTCCAACATACGTCATAGAGTATATGGAATCCTCTTTGTAAATCATAAACGTATCTCTAAGAGGAAGCCCATCAAGGATGGCCCCTTTTGAGTCAGCCAATTCATACTCACCAGCGTCAACTGTTGCGCTAGAAGCATCCCATGAAGTTGGAGTGGTTTGAGTAGCAGCCTCTGTAGACCACTTGACTAACCTTGGATAGTTAATGCCTGATGTGGTTACATTAAGGGCAACCAAGAAGGAGCGAAACGCTCTCATTGATTTACACTCTGTAGATGCAGTAAAGTTATTTAAGTTCTGCATCTTCTGGATTGTTGCAGGAACACCAGATATTAACTCCCAATACTGTGGCTCATCCACACCATTGGTCATTACAAGTACGCCACCTATAACCGTAGCAGTCCAGTTCTCTGAG